TCCAGAAAGACGCAAAAATTTCCGCGCCCGCCATCAGTGCGATACCAATCCCGGTCCAAAATGGAAAGCTCGCTACTGGAGTTGCAGAATGTGGGAAGGCGGTAAATCTGTAACTCAAGTCACCAAAGGCTCTCTCGGTCAAGAGATGATGGATATGATGGACATGGAGGACATGTATGAGCAGCAGAATCTCATTAATCAGAATCCAAGCCTAACTGAAGCTCCAGAAGTCGAGAGCGAGAACGAAGACATGATCGACTATCAAGAAGAGGCTGTTGATATGGCTTATCAAAACCTATCAACGATCAAAAGAAAAGCGGAACAATTGATGGCAATGATCGACGCCAATCCAGAAGCTGCCATGGAAATTACTGAGCCATGGGTTGCTGCTAAGATTACTGTAATTGATGATTACATTGGCGCTGTTCATGACTACTTGTCTTCTGAATCTACAGAAGAATAATAAAAGTCTTTAAGACTACTTAGCGGTTGACAAACCGTAGCGATACCCTAATATTTCTAGGGTATTAGCTACGGTTTTCTACTTTAAAGTTAATGATTAAATTAAATTTAGGATGCGGTCCAGACATCAAAGAGGGGTATGTAAATATTGATACATGCCCAATAAATAATACTGTCGTAAAGATGGATATTAAAAATCTTGAATACGGTAAGGATACAGTAGACGAGATTTACGCAAAAGATATTTTAGAGCATCTTTCCCTTGATGACGCCAAAAGGAGCATCAAGAACTGGTCCTACATATCTAAGACTGGAGCAAAGTTATTTATTCAGACAATTTGCTGGGACTCTATCATCAGAGCTTATTATGCCAATGTCTGGGACATTGAGACTGTAAATTATATGCTTTTTGCTGGGACAAATTGGGTAGACGGCAATTCAAGATCGGAGGACTTTCACAAGTCTGTATATTCGCCCCAGCTTTTACTATCTATACTTAACGAAAACAAGTTCAAAGTAGTTAATGTTAATTTTGATCATATCGACGAACCTTTGCTAAGAAACCCAAGATCCCATAATCTAAATATATCAATTAACGCTGTAAAAGAATGAAGCTCTTAGATCTTTATAAATCAACAGATAATAAATCAGATAAAGAGCTTTATCACCAATACATCTCTCATTTTTACGATGAAAAGTTTGAGAAGTTTAAAGATAAAGAAATTTCCATCTTAGAGATAGGAATTCAGTATGGCAATTCATTAAAACTTTGGGACGAATATTTTACGAATGGCAAAATCTATGCAATCGATATTAAAGAGTATTATATCCACTCATACTCGTCAAAGGTAAATACTATTATAGGAAATGCTTACAGCCACCAGATAATTAGTTTTTTCAAAGATAGGGGGATCTTATTTGATATCATTATTGATGATGGTCCACATACAGTTCAGACTCAAGACTTTTTTCTTCAAAACTACCCATCACTACTCAAGCCTAATCAATCAATGATTATTCTTGAGGATATATATACTAATAATTTCGCATTTCTAAGAGATAAATACTCAGACTATTCTGTTGTAGATCTTACTAGCAAAATTGGTGGAGAAATGAATAGTAGAATTCTATATAAAGAGTATTCATGAATATTATCCAAATAGGTTGCCATGATGGCGATGATCAGGTATTCAATTTTATCTCAAGCAACAGAGAAAAGATTAGTAGAGCAGTTTTAGTAGAGCCTCTTCATGAAAAGATTGAAGAGGCTAAAATTAGATACAAAGACTTTAAATTTGTTGAGTTTTTAGAGCTTGCGGTTGTTGACTTTGATGGGAAAAATGAAGTCTCTTTCTTTTTTCCAGAAGACTTGCGTCACAGTCAAATATCGTCTATTTCATTGAGTCATGTCGAAAAGCACATTGGAGGAGTAAAAGAGATTAAGGTAAAATGCCTTAACATAAAAGACTTTTTGATCAATCTTAATATGCCTACTATTGATCGATTTTATATTGATACAGAAGGATTGGATTGTAAATTGATTAAGCAAATAGACTTTTCCAAATACGACATTCGTTACTTGGAGTATGAATACGTGCATTCTGATGGCACTGATTGTTATGGAGAAAATGGAAGGAGCGTTGAACTGATGCTGTTATCGATGGGTTATCAAAAAACCCATAATCCTCCATTTAATGTCGTTTTCAATAAGTGAATATTTATTTTCAATATCCATATTCGAATGTCATTCCTGATGAACTTGACTATTTGAAAGAAATACTTGCTGGCGTATTAGACTATTTTTTTCATGATGATATTAATTTTTATATAACAAATGATGTTAATATAGAATTAAACACATCTAATAATATAGTTTTTTTAACTGGATCAGAGAAAAGTGGCTCTTTGAGAGACCAAAACTTTATTTTATGCTTTACTAATTTCTAGAAGCTCTAACGATGAAAGATATGTTGCCATGCCATTAGGCAATAATAAATTCATCAATAATCTTATTTTAAATTATTCCCCAATCCCTTTTCACAAGAGGGAGTACGATGTGTTTTTTGCTGGATTTATTCATCCAACAAGGATCAAATTCGCCCAGTGCTTGGAGAGGCTAAAATGCAAAAAATATATCCATTACACTAAAGCAAACAATCTTCAGAATTTCCAAAATAGTTTAAATCCAAGCCAGTATTTAGATATTCTCAGAAACAGCAAAGTTGTAATGGCTCCTATTGGCGCTCATCACTGCACTTCCTATAGATATTTTGAATCGATATATTTTGGCAATATTGTTTTCACGCAAAAACTTGAAGATCAAAAAATATTCCATGACTTGCAATTTAAAAATCAGTACATTATAAAAGACTGGGAAAGCATTACTGATTTAACTATAAATGAAGCTATCAAAAATTATGATGAAGATGAGTGCGTAAAAAATCATAAGTTGTATTTTTCAAAGCACTCGGTGATCAGCCTCATAATCAATAAAATCAATTCTCAAATTGAAACCTCAAATACCAAATAAATTCGGAACAAAAAGCAGCGGCCTTGGAGATACGCTTTTGCTCACTTCTGTATGCAAATATTTTCCAAACCAATTCACCATCCAAATTCCAGAGTCAAGAAAACGATTTTCTATTCTGTTTGAGGGTTTAGCGAAGACGGAAATAACCAAGGACGAAGAAATAAACGAATTGCCCAATGTAGGCTTTGGACACTATGCGACGAGAAAGTTGAGGAATTTCTTTGGAGATGTAGCTAATGGCTTAGACAATAGGCCATTAGTTTTATATAGCGACATCGAGTCTGAAAAGTGGGCTTTTGAATTTTTAAAGGACAAACCAAATCCTATAATTTTTGTTCCAACATGTTCAAAGCAATGGGCAGAAGTAAGAGACATCCCAAATAAAATCCTACAAAATCTTCTTGAGTTTTTTAAAAATCAGTCTTATACCCCAATTATATGTCAATCTTCTTCTAATCTAAAGCAAATAGATGGTGTCAATTTAGTAGATTTGGATCTTAAAAAATATATCTGTCTTTTGAGAAGAGTTGGAATTTATCTTGGGGCGAATACTGGAGACGAGCATCTTGCGACATCTCTTGGTTGCGCGATATCTACTTATCAACCAAAAGATAGCGGTGGATTTTCTAGCGAAGAATGGAATTACGCTAGCCTTAACTCTAAATATTTTATCTGGGATGATAGCCATAAAAGTTGACGAAGGATATGCTTATGATTTTTTGGCGATTCTTGATGTAAAAAGAACAAAGAATCTCAAAGGCTCTCAAAGTAATTACGAAGCCTGTTTTAGTCATATCGAAAGCCAAATTGGAAAACAGAAGCATTCTGAAATAATTAATTCAGATAAGTATCGAGATTTGACTGCGGCTAATCTTGAAACCTTTGATGCCGTAGAAAAGGCTAGATACGGACAAATTTCAGCAAAAGAAGTGGACGATCTCAATATGAAAAGGTATTATTGCAAAGTCGCGCTGCAAAGGAAATTCTTTCCTGATTCTAACGTTGCAGAATCAAAATCATGAAAACGCTAAAATGGCCGCTTAACGTTAATAATTTTTCCTTAATGGACAGATTAAAAATCTGTTCCTTTTTTCTTAATTCCAAAAACAGATGGACTCAAGATGAGATGGTCCGTGAATTCGAATTAAGGATGGCGAATTTTGTTGGCGCAAAGCATGCCATTTTTTGCTCAAGCGGCTCGACCGCCAATACAATGTTGGCAATGAGCATCAGCGATAGAAATCCAAGAAAAAAACTTATCGTCTTTCCATCTACAACTTGGACAACATCCGTATCTCCATTTATCAGAGAAGGATTTTATCCTGTATTCATAGATATTAATCTTGATGATTTTTGCTTTGATTACGAAAAGCTAGAAGCTTATGTGTCGGCAAATAAAGAAGATATTGCCTGCATTTTTCCAACAAGCTTACTTGGCTTTGTTCCAGACATTAAGAAGCTAAAAGAAATTAGCTTTAAATATGATGTCCGAATGATGATGGATAATTGCGAAAATACAATGGGACTTTATGAAGGCAAAAACGTATCGTCTTTTTTCACTTCCACAACTAGCACGTATTTTGGGCATCAAATACAAAGCGTAGAGGGAGGCTTTGTTTTCACAGACTGTAATTACGAAAATGATTACTTTTTGATGTTAAGAAATCATGGAATGACTAGATCGGTACAATTCCCGCAGCCATACAATAATCCAGATGTCGATTCTAAATTTGATTTTTATTTACTTGGCAATAATTTTAGAAATTCAGACATTAATGCCCTAATAGGATTAATTGATTTCTCCAAAGTACATTCTCACCAAACTAAAAGAATAAAATTTTATGAATTATACAGCGATATGCTTTCTGGGTATAAGTATGTCTTGCCCAAAAGACATCAAAACAGAATGCATGTACCATTTTGTTTGCCAGTAATTTGCAAGAAAAAAGAATTAAAACAACAGGCTGAACTAAAATGTTTTGAAAGCGGCATCGAAACAAGGCCAATTATATCTGGCAATCTACTTAGACAAACTTGCTATAAAAAATATGCCGATTACTCCCTATTTCCAAACAGTGAGTTTTTGCATCAAAATGGATTTTACATTGGCCTTCACTCAAAACTTAATAAAGAAGATATTTTAGATCTTATTGGCACTTTAAATACAATTTAACATATTCAAAGAATTCACAAAATGAAAAAGGTAATCGTTACTGGAGTTACTGGTCAAGACGGAAGCCATATGGTTGATTATCTTCTTGCAAACACAGACTATTATGTGTTTGGGGGAGCAAGACGCTTAAGCGTTTCAAACCACTCTAATATTTATCATATCAAATCAGACCGCTTTAAGATCATCGATCTTGATTCTACTGATCCAGAGAATATCAACGGCGTCATTTCTCTCATCAAGCCAGATTACTTTATTAATTTTGCAGCTAATTCATTTGTCGGTACAAGCTGGGAACTGCCAGTCAATCACGTACAAACAAATATGATGTCCGTCCTTTATCAGCTTGAAGCTATCAGAAAACACGCTCCAAATTGCCGCTATTACAACGCTGGATCTTCTGAGGAGTTTGGAGATGTTGTTGCTGTGCCTCAAGACGAGAATCATCCACTTAGACCAAGAAGCCCATATGGAGCATCAAAAGCATCTGCTCGGCACATAGTAAAAGTATGGCGTGACTCATATAAGACCTTTGCCGTACAAGGCTGGCTATTCAATCACGAAGGAACTCGCAGAGGAAAAGAATTCGTGACTAGAAAGATAACATCTGGCGTTGCATCGATCTATTGGGCGATTAAAAAGAACGAATCGTTTAAACCTATCGAGCTTGGCAATCTTGATTCTAAAAGAGATTGGAGTGACGCAGAAGACTTCGTTGACGGCGTTTGGAAAATGCTAAATAATAATAAGGCAAAAGATTATGTTTTATCTTCAAATGAAACTCACACCGTTAGAGAGTTTGTTCAGCTTGCATTTTCTGCCGCTGGAATCGAAGGGTATTGGCTTGGGAACAAGGGAACAACAGATGAAGTTTTTTTGCATAATGAATCCAAGAAAGTTCTATTAAAAATAAATCCAACATTTTTTAGACCAGCAGAGGTAGATGTGCTTTTTGGAGATTCGTCTTTAGCCAGAAAAGAACTTGGCTGGATGCCTAAAACATCATTTCCAGAACTGGTTAAGAAAATGGTTAATAATGATATCGCTCTTCAAAGCAAATGATCAATGAATATGTAGAGTATTGCGTTTTTAATGAGTTCGACACAAGAAGGGTAAATCTTCCAAAAGACCCATCAAACTGCCATTTATTTAAAAACGAAGTTCAATTTAAAATTGAGAACAATTCCGTTTTCATAGAAAGAAAGGGTAGCGATATTGATGAGTTTAGGCTTGGATTTTTTACAAACTTTACAAACCAAGTACTAAACTCTAAAGCTTTGCCAAACCTTAATTTTAAGGCTATAATTTCTTTAGGAGATGGGCCAGAGAATGATTCGACGGAAACTAGGCTTTGTTTTGCAAGGGAGCGGCAGAGTCCCCATGTCTGTATTCCAGACGCGCACTTAGTAAAGCTTCTTCACATTTGTCACGACTACCTTCCTTCGTGGGATATTCCTTTTTCTGAAAAGATAAATAAAGCGTGCTTTTTTGGATCAGATACTGGAAGAAAGGCTAAAGACGGTTCAATTCAAAGAATTAGATTCTGCGAGCTTCATAAAGATAGTGACCTCATAGATGCAAAAATTACAGCCTTTGTTCAAGGGCCAATGCATCCTTCTGTTTATGGAAATCCCATTAGTATTCAGCAGCAATTAAAATATAAGTTTATATTTAATATTAACGGCAACACCACATCTTGGGAAAGGCTGATTTGGGCTATGAATTCAAATTCTATTTGTATTTTTATTAAGCCCCCATCTTATCAAAATGAGCTATCTTGGTACTATCATATTTTTGATATCTTTCGCCCATTCCCAGAAATCGACGAGCTTGGCGCAGAAAACTTTCTCAGCAGTCTAGCCAAGAATAAATTCTTGCTAGAAGAAATTAAAAATCAGCAAAAAATCTTTGGGAAAACTCTTGCCAACGTCAACTTCCACGCCCAATATTACTCCTCAGTACTATTAAATTATCATTACCTGTACAATGGATTACTCAAATAAAGTTCAATTGATAGGGGTTTATGGAGACGATATGACCCATGCATGCTCTGCTTGGACATCAACAAGTAGAGAGGTGACGGAAGAAAAGAAGGGTCGAATTGAAAATCTTCTAAAGATGCTGGCAGAGAACGGCCACCACACTCCATTTGAAAAGTCTTCTCTTCATTTTCTGATTGATACTGAAATCGCTTCGCATATTCATCTGATTAAGCATCGAGTTGGAGTTTCGGTAAACGGAGAGTCCGCAAGATATAAAGAGCTTAAAGAGGATAAGTTTTTAATTCCAAACGATTGGCCCGATAGCTGGAAGGAGATTTTACAGAACCATACAGAAAGAGGATTGGATCTTTACCATAAGTGCATTAATGATCTGGTTCAAAACCATAAGTTCGACCGAAAGAGAGCCAAGGAGTCTGCGAGATTTTTTAGAGGTTATAATACGCAAATCACTGCTGATGTGATGTTTAACTGGCGTTCTTTTTATCATTTTCTAAACCTTAGAAATAAGCCAGATGCCCAAAAGGAGATCCGAGAGCTTGCCGCTGAGATGCTTGCACTTGTAGCCGAGACTAATAAGTTTCCGCTTACGATCAAAGCGTTTGGCCTAGCTTAATCATAATAGTGTAAACTATTATGTGATAACTACTGAATTAATTAGCCTGTTTGGCGGGGCCATAACAGGCTTTATATTTAGAATTATTGCTCTAAAAGCCGAAGAGAGCAAGAACCGTTTTGATCGCATGATGAGCGCGATTGATAAGCAGGACGAATCTGCTGACAAAGCGGCAAATAGAGATGCTGATTTTGGCAAAGTAATCAGACGAATGATCGTGATGTCCGTGATATTCTCTATAGTAATATCACCATTTGTGATGGCAATACTCGGAATCCCAACTTACTTAGAGGTTAGCTATCAAGATGGCGGCGGAATGTTTGGCCTAATTGCCGATAAGACCAAGACCGCTTTCGTTGAAATTTCTGGTAATTTAATTACCACTGAGATAAGACAGTGTCTGATCGCTATTACTGGATTTTATTTCGGATCTGCCGCCGCAGCAAATAAGTCTTAAACCCTTGACAAAGGGTTGGGCTTTTGCACAATACGCCTTGTGAAAGAAAAAATCAATCGGCATAAGATCATCAAAAACCTAGTTGATGTTCCAGACCAAGCTCCTAAGTCTTTTTGGCAAAAGGAGATGGTCTTGCTCAAAAGGCTCGAAAAGCGCTTTGGGATCGATTTTTTAAATCAATTAAAAGTCGAATCAAAAGTCCCAACGGTCGCCTTTTATTTCGCGCCTTGGAAGCTTAAACTGCTTGAAATCGAGTTCAAGGAGTATTACTATAATCGCCTTCATAAAGAAGACTTAGCCAACGATGAAAAGATTGGCAAGGACTCAAAGGTATCCCGTAAGAAAACAATCAAAGAATTTTTAACATGAGCCGCAAACCAAAAGAAGAAGAAAAGCAAGATGCCGTATCATCCAAGAGTGTTCTTGGCTCCTTTCTAAAGGAAAAGAAGGAAGATCATTATAATTTCGAAGAGGCTGTAAACTACAGAGTTTCAACAGGATCTTTGAACATGGACATGCAGACTGGCGGTGGACTAGGACCGGGTCTCCATAGGTTCGTAGGTTTTACTGAAGGCGGTAAGACATCTGCCTCTCTAGAGGTAATGAAGAACTTCCTCAATACAGTGCCAAATTCAAAAGGCTTTTATATTAAAGCCGAAGGGCGACTGTCAGACGAGATGAGAACCCGCTCTGGTGTAAAGTTCGTGTTTGACGCTGATGAATGGGAGGCTGGAACTTGCTTCGTTTTTGAGTCCAATATCTATGAGACTGTAGTAGACGCAATGCGAAAGCTGGTCATGTACAACGAGGAAAAGAACAAGTACATGTTTATTATTGATTCTGTAGACGGTCTTATTGCCAAAAATGATCTAGATAAGACCTTTGAAGAGTCAATGAAGGTTGCTGGTGGAGCGGTTATCGCCGCCAATCTTATGAAAAAAATCTCCATCGCGCTCACAAAGAGGGGGCATATGGCGATATTTATTTCTCAAGTAAGAAGCGATATCAAGCTTGACCCATATAGTTCTGCGCCAATTCGCCAAACCTCTGCAACTGGTGGTAATGCACTTCTGCACTTTGCTAATTTTATCTTTGAATTTGAGCCTCGATTTGAAGGAGACATCATCCTGAAAGATCCAGCAATTAAAAAGGCAGACCCAGTTAAAAATCCAATCATTGGTCACTACTGCAAGATTTATATTAAAAAGAGTCCAAACGAAAAGAGCAAGAATCGTGTTTCTTATCCTATTAAATACGGGAGAAAAGATGGTCGATCTGTTTGGCTTGAAAAGGAGATCGTTGATATGCTAATGACTTGGGAGCTTGTCTCTCGTTCTGGCGCTTGGTATTATACATCTGACGAACTCAGAGAGCTTGCCAAAGGTTGTACGACTGAACTTCCAGAGAAGTTTCAAGGAGAAAACTCTCTTTTTCAATTCATCGAAAGCGACGAAAAGCTCACAAAAACCCTTCACAAATACTTTGTGGATATGATCGTTGGCAAAGATGAAATTCAAAACGCTTAACGGTAAAGAACGTTTTCTCAGAAACGCAAAAAACTATGCAATAAACTGGGATGCTAAGTCCAAGAGCAATATACAGAGAACTGTAAAACAATTCCTGTATCCTTATTGGCATCGCGACATTGTGTTTGAAGAGCTTAGGATCGTTGGCACAAGGCTGTCATTAGACATTTATAATGCAAATAAAAAGATTGCCGTAGAGGTTCAAGGCAGGCAGCACCAGACCTACAATCCTTACTTTCACTCCAATGACCGCAGAAATTGGCTTTCCCAGCTAAAAAGGGATGACTTAAAGCTGGAGTTTTGCTTGACAAACGGCATTACTCTGGTAGAGATATATGAGACCGATCTCATCTGCAAAGAAACGTTCGAAAAGCAAGGTATCATACTCTGATGAAAAAATCTAATAGAGAGCAACCTCAAGAGGAGAAAGACTTTCTTTTTCCTACAGAACTCGTAGAGCAAATTTACGAGCTTTCTGGAAACGCTGAAAGCCACAAGGGCGTTATCCTTTGCGTCCTTTCTCCCAAAGGCGTTCCTCAAATTTATTCACGCTACGATTCAATTGTCACATCTCTTGGAATGCAAAAAGCCCTTGACAAGTGGCTTGACCAAGAAGAAGACAAGCTCGACACAAGCGGGGAAGAATAATGCTTTACTCACTAGAAGTAGAACGGCAGTTCTTGGCTGGCCTTATCCAGCATCCAGACGCCTATCCTGAAATCTGCGACTTCGTTTCGGAGGCCGATTTCCATTCTGATGATACGGTGGTTCACAAGACCATCTACCACATCATTAGGAAATGCATAGAGTCTAATGAAAAGGTAGATGAGATCATCATAGCCCAAAGAATCAAAGAGATCGGAATTTCCTTTAAGGATAACATCGATATCTTTGATTATCTTAGGTCTTTGGCGATTAGAAAGACTAACAAGAACACTGCGGTTTCCGCTGCCAAGGAAATTAAAAGATACTCTATCAGAAGAGCGATTCATTCTTCCGCTTTGGACGTAGCGGACAAAATGAAGAAGATTGCTCCTGATTCTTCTTATCAAAAGATTATTGAAGAAGCTGATGGAGCTTTTAATAAAATAATTAATATTTACGAAAACAATGAAGAAAAACCTGTCAACATCTTTGAGGAGATGGAGAATGTCATTGAGGAGCGCGGAAACAATCCAATCACTGAGTTTGGATTCATGGGTCCGTTTCCAACCGTCAATAAGGTCTATGGCTCTCTATTACGACCAGGCAATATTACCGTTATTGTCGCTAGGTCTGGCGTAGGCAAAACGCTACTCGCTCTAAACTATACTACAAAAGTTTCAGCGCAGCACGACGTTCCTGTGTTGCATTTCGACAATGGCGAAATGAGCAAGGAGGAGGTTATCATGCGTCAATGCGCCGCCCTTAGTCATGTTCCAATGCACTTGCTTGAAACTGGACTTTGGCGCAAGGCTGGAGAAGACGTTGTTCAAAAAGTCCGATCAACTTGGGATAAGATCAAGAAACTTAAGTTTTATTATTATAATGTCGGAGGCATGACCACCGATCAAATGATTAATAATCTTAAGCGTTTTTATTACTCAAAGATTGGGCGGGGTAATCCGTTGATCTTTAGCTTTGATTATATTAAGCCATCAGCGGATGCCGAAAGCGGTAAGCCAGAATGGCAAGTTATTGGCGATATGCTCAATAGATTTAAAAAGACTATTCAGCGCGATATCACGCAAGATCAGAAGCCAATGATCACAATGTTTACTTCTATCCAGTCTAATAGAAGTGGTATCACTACAAACCGAAATTCTGACGCAATCAATGACGATGAGGGTATCGTCTCAATGTCGGATAGAATCACCCATTATTGCTCCCATATGGCTATTCTACGGCCCAAGACTGCGGACGAGAGGCAGGAAGAGGGAGCCATGTTTGGTTCTCACAAGCTTATCTTCGTTAAAAATCGCTTCCTTGGGTCAGACGTAGCAGGGGCTGTCGAACTTGTCAGAATGCAGGATGGAACCTTGAAGAAGAACTTTATTAATCTTCAATTTGAGAATTTCGACATTAAGGAGCGAGGCGACCTAAGAGATATCGTAAATCAAGCGGATACTGGAGGAACAACACTGGAGCGTGCA